TCAAATCAAAGCGTTCCCAAGAGCCTTGACGAATATAGGGAACCTCACCTTTCTGGACGAGATTCGCTGAGTCGACGAAGCCGACGCAAGGTGGAATGCCTCAAATGGCCCCGGGTAATTATCCCCCTCAATGTATGCACCCAACATTTGGAGGTTGGTACGCACTACATCGAGATTTGCCAGCGGCTCCACTGGTGCAGCGGGCATTTGACCAACGTCACCGTCCGGAATACCCCAACGAACGTGAGCCAGGGCTGCGAACAGCATCAGGAAATGCGGAGCACGCATCACGGGACTCCCAACAAGGAAATCCGCGAGATGAGCGACAAAGTAGGATATTACGTCATCCAGCTTAGCTACAAGATTGTCGTTTACCAGAGCATCACTATCGTATTTCTTGTACAACATATCGATCTTTGGTTGACCGCCATCACGCACACCCTCAAGAAGGATGCCGAACATTTCTGCCATCAACGAATCATCCAGCATCCGAACACGATCTCGAACTGAAATAACCCCATACCGCTCCCATAGAATGGACCATCTATGAGATGCGTCACGCACTGCCCACTTGAACTCGCCCTGGAAATAGGCATGTCTCTTCTCTGCAGGATTAAGTGCAACGCTGTAAGAATTTAAGCGAGCAAATACTTCGAGGACCGCCTCATCATCAGCGTTGACCAGCTGATCCACTGCGATTGAGTACCCGAGGAACTTCTCTTTGTCATCGTCGCCCAGGTCCGAGTACTTCAGGCCGGCATACTCACCAGCACGTTTCGACAACGCGAACTTGTCATTTGCGAAATCGAGTATCGCCCTAAGTCTCTGCTGACCATCAACGACTTCACGGATGGAGTTTCGTGTCGCCACATCGATCCGGGTCCGCAGGAAGACCTTCGGAATTGGGAGCTGCCGCAGCACTGTGTCGATCAAGAATGATTTTGCAGGGGGCGTCCAGACGGAACCCCGTTGAAAGTTTGGATTTAGCTCCAACCTTCGCTGTTCGTGCCACTCGATAAAGTCGGCTACGCGATACTGTTCAAGAACTGATGGCATGACTGAAATCCCTTCGAGCAGGCCCCGATTGTAGTAGAGCCGTAGCGTTTTGCCACAGCACCCTAGGTCGGCGATTTCGCTTATAAGGCTTGCGTGCTGCGCACTGAAATCAACCCAGGACGCTTGAAGAGAGCCTCTACCCCCGCAACGGACAGCCACCGTGGGTGCGGGAACCTTCTCCACTCACCAACCGCGTAGATCGCGGAGCCCTGCCCTCACCCACGCCTTGCGTGCATCCCTCGGACGGGGTTTCGTCTCCGATGGCGGCTTACGCGGCTGCAGCGCTGCCTTGATGCGTTCCACCTCCTTCGCGCCGGCCTCGGCCAGTCGCCGGGCCTGTTGCTGCTGCTCGCGGGTCGGCGGCAGGCCGGGCAATGGCGGCAACGGCTGGATCGGGGTGCTGTCGGTCAGCCGGGCGACGGCCTCACGAAGGGGCAGATCGGGATACAGCCTGGCCGCGCACCAGCGCTCGCCGTAACGCTTTGCCTGCCGGACGTTGGCGGCCCGTACTTCCTTCACGTCCCAGAACTTCTTGCCTTCCATCCATAGCCGGACGCCAGGACCGCCATCGAGCGTGACGCTGGCCGTCTCGCGGCCGTTGTACCAGAGCGCCCAGCGCTCACCGGTCTGGACCCAGCCAGAGGGAATTGGGGCGGTGCGGAAGCCGTGGGAGGAACGCATGGCGGGAAGGATACGACCGGCCGTCGCAGATCCTGCGAACGTGGCGGCCACCTGGCTGAATCGTTCGGACTGTGTGCCGGCGTGGCGCTGCTCACGCGCCCCCGGGTTGAGCTGCCTGCGGCCCCGGATCCGGCGAGGTCAGGATGCCCGCCCTTCCCCGCCGGCACCATCGGGCAACCTCGCCCTGTCGGGTCGGGCTGTCCCTACACGCCCCGGGCACGGTCGGCCGAGCTACCCTCCGGCCATGTGCGGTCGATTCGTCCAGCTCCCCGTGATCGACTTCGGCCAGCCGGGGCTGGCTGACCTTGCCCCCGGGCTGGCCGAGATCCAGCCCAGCTACAACCTGGCCCCGACGCAGCGCGCCTCAGTGATCCTGGATCGCGGCGAAGGCCGGCAGGTTACCCGCCTGGCGTGGGGCCTGCTCCCTTTCTGGGCGAAGGCCAAGGGCCTGCAGGGCTCGACCATCAACGCCCGCATCGAGACGGTGACCACCAAGCCCGCCTTCCGGTCGGCGTTCAAGAAGCGGCGCTGCGCGATCCCCATGGCGGGCTATTACGAGTGGTCGGTGAGCCCCGAGGACGGAAAGAAGGACCCGTGGTTCATTCATGCAGCCGGGCCGCTGCTGGCCGCCGGCCTATGGGAAGACACCAGCCCGCTACTGCCCGACGGCAACCTGGGCACCTTCACGATCATCACCGGCGACAGCAGCGGCGTCTCGGCCGACATCCACGACCGCATGCCGGTCTGGCTCCAGGTCGACCAGATCGATGACTGGATGGCGGCCAGCCCCGACGACGCCATGGCGATGCTGCTGGCAAGCTCGCCTCCATCCATGGAGGCGTACAGGGTCAGCCGCGCCGTCAACACGCCACGAAACAATCGCGAAGACCTGCTCCAGCAGATTGCGTAATGCCTACAACAGGGTGGCCTGGCTGTCGTCCCAGCTTTTGATGATCAACTCTCCGAACTTCTTCCCCCTACCCTGCCCGCCGCCGATGGTGTAGTCGAGCTGCAGCGGCACTAGGTCGAAGCCGGCGAACACCTCTCGGATCTGGGGGTGATCATTGATCGAGACCACAAAGCGCCCAGCCGAGTTGCGCATCAGATCGGCCATCGCCTCGTACTCAGCGAATGGGAACTCGACGCCGTAACCCTCTGTTTCCCAATACGGAGGATCGAGGTAGAACAGTGTCCCCGGCCGATCGTAGCGCCGCACGCACTCCTGCCACGGGAGGCACTCGATCACCGTGTTCGACAGCCGAAGATGCACCGCGCTCAGCTCTTCCTCGATGCGCAGGAGGTTCAATCGCGGGCCTCCGGCAGTGACCACTCCGAACGATTGGCCCTGCACTTTCCCTCCAAAGGCGAGTTTCTGGAGGTAGTAGAAGCGCGCTGCACGCTGGATGTCGGTCAAGGTCTCCGGCCGCTCCATCTGCGCCCACTCGAACATTTGCCGCGATACCAGGGACCAGCGGAACATGCGCACGAATTCGTCCAGGTGATGCCGCACGCAGCGGTACAGGGACACCAGCTCGCCGTTGATGTCGTTGAGCACTTCCATCTGGGCCGGATACGGCCGCATCAACAGCGAAGCGGCGCCGCCGGCAAATGCCTCGACGTAGCAATCGTGGATCGGGAAGTGGGGATACAGGTGCTTCAGCAGGCGGCGCTTGCCGCCCGGCCAGGAAATGATGGGCTTGGGCATGGTTTCTCAGTATTTGCGATAGAGGAAGCCGACAATCCCGCCGCTCTCGCGAGGGCGACGGGGCCACGGCCAATGCCAGGTGCTGAGACCACCTGTGTTGCGGCGCTGTCTGGATGCTTGCAGGCATCTGGGCAGCGCCCTGTCTTGCTAGATGGTGACTTCCATCACCGGAAGGTTGGGAGCCGCCTCGACCAAGCGCCCCCCGCGAACCCAGTCGTTGTATGGGATGGTTTGCTGCAGCTGGCCGAACGCCCGCATCTGTACCCCGTCATACGTCGTCAGCGTGCTGGTCCCGTCACTGTTGTGCGCGGTGACGGTCGCCAGCAATCGAGGGTTGCTGCTGACCAGTTCGCCGAATTGATCCCACAGATCAGTCCGCATCGGTGTAGTGCCTTTCAAGGGTTACGGTCTGCTCGATCACCACTGCCTGTTGATCGATCACAACATCAACGCGCAGCGACTCGCACTGCCCGTGCCACCGCCCCGCAGCACCAACGACCTCCACTAGATCCAACGGCATGATAGGGCCGATCTCGCCTGGCTTAAGCGGCTTGGGAAACAGCGGCATGGTGAGGTCGACGGCGGCTTGCTCACCACGATCACTGAGCATGTTCCGACCGCGCTCGGCGCCGGCAGCAGCAACATTGATCAGTGGGCTGCTGACCTGCTGTGCGAACAGCTGACCTGCCTCACCGTCCTTGCGCACTTTGCAGGTGACGCCCTTCCCCGGCAACTCACCGGTGACCACCACCGCATCGTAGAGCGGCGCGCTACGCATCTGGAGGCTCTCGGTAAGGACGATGTCCTCCTGCACGACATGGTCAGGAGGTGATTCCCGCCAAAGCCACGGGCTGACCGGGTAGCTGGCCCGGACCCGCAACACCGGCTGCGCGGGGTCGGACTGCACCACCGCGCCACTTGCCCCAGCCAGGCCACTGATGGCATCAAGAGGCGTGTTCGCGTCGTAGAACCACGCACCGGCAGGCACGATCCAGTCGACCGTCCCGTACTGGCTTGTGAAGCCCGTATCGGCGAGCTCCTCCGCCACCAATTGCGAGACGCTCCGATCGTCACCGTTGACCTTCACCCGAGCTGGTGCGTAGGGCGCAGCGAGAAGCGCGGTGCGCGAGCGGCCACTCAGGCGCACGGCGCCATCCGCGAACTCGCGCTGCTTTTGATAGCTCTCCACAATCCCTGTCCACGCATGGCCGTTGAGCACAACCTCGAACTGGCGCGGGCCTGCGGCCGTGGGCTTCAGTAGATCCAGCTGCGCCGGATCAGCAAGCTCAAAGTCGAACGTCCAGCCCCAGGCGCTCCGGCCCGATTCCAGGGTGATTCTTGTTACTTCGATGGGCATACGGTCCGGCAGCCGTACGAATGACACGGTGTTGATCACGACATACGTCCTTCGTTGAGGGCGGACCGCGTAGCACGCGACAACGCCGAGATTGAGTGGAACGACCCCGAATCCGCCGACCACGGGGCAGCCAAGATTCAGCCCGACCACGTTGCCGGCCGGCCAACCAGGCTCGGGATCAGGATCGGGTGGAACTGGAGGCCGAACGATCCATGGAAGCTTGGCTGCACTCCCCCAGCGAAGCCGCCACGACCTGGGCAGACGATCGCCGCACCCCCAGCTGCCCTGCCATTGGTTTCGCGCTGAATTGCTTGAAAGCCAACGCGTCCCTGTCGATGCGCTCACCTGGTCCTGCGAAGACCAGCGCAAAGCGCCGCCCATGCAGAGGATGCTTGGCGTGCCCCATCGGGATAGCAGCGACACGCTCTCGGAGCCCATGGACCGCCACAGCTGGGCATTTGACCGGCGAAGAACGCCCTGCGAAGAACGCCACCGCAGGGCGCCCCCACGGCTCAGCAGTGGAGTAAGACCCCATCCCGTGGCTGTGGCACCACCCTCCAGGCGCGGCGCGCCACGCCAACCGGAAGAGGCCACAATTGATGCAGTACCCGCGCCTCCCCAACCAACCAGAATCATGGCTGCGCGCGGGCGAGCCACCGACCATGAGAGCGACGAACTAGACCGAAGGTAGGCGCGCTCGGGTTCCGGCGGCTCCTCCGACCACCAATCGACGCCAAGATTCAGGCCGACCAAGGCGCCGCCCGCCGTAGCCGGCGGCCCCAAGTTCAGCACTACCCTGTTGCCCAATTGGTCCATTCGCTACTCACGCGCCGCCGGCATAATCCAGTCCTGGATTGCCGCATTCTGCCGACCGAGATCATCGAACCCTACGACCGTGAAACGAAACGCAGGATGGAGTCGATCTATTCTCCACGTGCCGTCGGCGCGGCTCATCGTGGAGGCCACGCAGAGTCCACTGCCTCGCTCAAAAACCATAATGCGACCTTGCGCAGGTTGGTTCAGAATGCGCAGCCGGCCGTCCGGCTCAGCTGGATCATTCGTCTTCGGCGCCTCACCGGCGAGATAGCCGGGCCCCGCCCACGCTTGGCCGGACGAGCTGCGAACGCCAACCCGAACCGCCGCACGCGGAACGTTCCATGTGACCTTGGCGTTCCTTGCACCATATCTAGTTGACGGGATTCCCACGGTCATCCCCACGCATTCGTGATGTCGATGAGAATCTGGCCGGTGTATGTTTCGTTGAAGCCGGGCGAGAAACTGTCAGCGGTGACGCACTTCGCCAGAAGCTGAGTACCGACCGGGAGCCCATCCACGTCGGACACAACGGTCAGCTCAGGGAAAGGCCGTCGGTGGATAGGTGCGTAGATGCCAGGCAAGAAGCCACGCGGCTGCATTGCGGATTCCAGGATATCCACGGTCGAATAGAGCAGCCCGCCGTTTCCAATGTAAGGATAGGTTGGGTAGTTGGACTGATTCCCCAGCGTGGTGTTTACAGTCGCGGCTGCAGCAGAGACGAAGGATCGAATCGAACCTGGAATTCCAGACATTGAGCGTCCAACAAAGGCCGATGTCTGAGTATCCGCGTTTCCGAAATCAGACCACTGCCGAGCCTTGAATCCATACCCGACGCCGCTGCTTCCCTCACTGTCGCTGCCCTTGTAGGAAACGACAAAATGATGTCGATCACCGGGCTTCATCGACGTGATGTCACCAGCGTAGTGACCATGCGTTCCCGCGTAACCCTGGGTTCCGTAGTTTCCGCCCGTATCAACGAATAGGTAGAAGAATCGCTCAGTACCGATAACTATCCAATGACGCAATGCACCGCTCGCTACGTTGGACTTCTCCCACATTGACCCATTCGCTTTGAGCGACGGCGAGGGTGTCGCGTCTTCCCCCGTGTTCAAGTCGCTCATGGACGAGTAGCCACGCAGCAACGCCGATCTTGCAGCAGTGTCATCGACCCTCAGAAAGTAACCGGTGCCGGACACTTGCGAGTTCTGGTAGGCACGAATGTTCACGCCGCCGAACCCCTTCGTCCACCCCAGACCATCCTTTCTTCCCGCGCCGACGCCATAGCCATCGACCAAGACGGCATCGAGGAGCGCGATCAGTGCGCCCGGCACACCCGAAAGCAGCGGCGCACCTGAATCGGTGCTTCGATAAATAGTTGGAACGAGACTCATGCTTGAACTCCTGCGACGTTGCCAATGACCTGGAAGCGAGTCGAATCCACGACGCTTTCAGGCGTACCTGGGAGCGTGGTCCGTACCAACCAGATCGGCGCCAAGCCGCCGACTGTGTTGAAGCGAACCACATTGTTGGTAGACCACCCGGAGCCCCAGCCTGCTCGCGGGATCGTGAAGTAGGGACGCCCCGTGCGCGGATTGGTAGGTGCGCAATCGGCGGTAACCGCTCCTGCCGTGATGGTGCCGACCGTCTCCCCCATCACCTCGAACGTCGTGGAGCTGTTGAAGCGAATCGCCCATCGCTCGGTAATGGCATCCGCATTGGTTACCACCAGCGGATAGTCGGTGTCGTTGAACGTGCCAGGTGCGGCGCTGCCGATCAGCAGGTCGCTCCACACGCCAGTCCAGGCTGCCTGGTCGAACAGGTTCACTGTGCGTGCCTGCAGGTCGAGCGACCCGTTGGCCTCACCAAGGCGCAGGGCCCCGCTGATCATGGCCTCCCCAGCGGGGAAATCATGAGTAAGCCCACTGTTGATCTCGATCTCCCCCGTGATCTGCGGCTGGACTACCAGCCGGCGATCCTCGACACGCTCACTGATCACGATGGGCAGGGTATACGCGGACAAATTTAGAGGGTCGCTGAAGGTCAGCCGGCCCAACGCGAGATCCACGACATACCAAGCACTGTCGACCGGAGCTCCCTTGGAATCCCTGACTTCGACACCGGCGATTCGCGTGCGGCCGAAAGGCACGACCTGGCCCGCCTGCGGCGATGTGATGCTGTGCTTGGCCGTGTGATGGATCAACACCGTTTGACCCGGCTTGAATGCCGGCACACGTCCGTCGCTCGGCAGGCGGACCGATGACAAGCCGATAACCACTTCGGAGAGCGGAATGGACCGGTAGACCACCGCCCCCATGTAGATAGAGCCGGCAAGCACGAGCGCCGGGCGCCAGACCTGGTCGCCCTCCACTTGACCGGGATCAAACCACGGTTGGCCTTCATTACCAGCGACCGGTACCAACTGACCGAACTTCACCTTTGCCACGCCGCTCTCCCAATCCACGTGGCCGCGGATCTCGGCGCTGGCGATATCACCGTTGATATCGGCTGTCGCCGTCAGCAGTTCGCCGTCCAGGCGGTTGGCCCGTAGCGTGAACATTCCCGGCCGAAGCGGTGAGCCTGGCGCGCGGAAGAACGAGAAGGCCACGCCCGGGTCAGCGATCCGGGTCAGCAGCGAAAGTACCTGTACGGTGTTGCCGCCACCTGGCTGCCACTGGGTCAGGTTGACGATGCCCGATGTGTAATCCACCGTGCCGGCGTACACACCGGCGCCAGTCTGCGGGTCGACGCTGTGGTACAGCCCACCACTCCGGTCGATGTATGTCCTACCCCGGAATCCAAAGCGAACGCTGCCAGGCACGACGCTGTCGCTAATGGTGGGTGTCAGCTGCAGTTGCATGGCGGGTAGCGGCAGCGATTCCTGCGCCTGCTGTGAACTGTCACCCGCAAGCAGCCAAGCTGCAGACATGATCGTGCCGCCCGAGAACTGTGAAAGCACGTCCAATCGGCCGTAGCCTACGACCCTGAGCCGCCCGGACTTGTTCTCGTACTGTGGGTAGGAAACTTGCCGCACCATGAACTTCCCGGCCTGCACGGACACTGCGCCGGTGCTGTAGTTCACGGAACCAAGCACCGTCGTGGATGCTGTGTCGCCTACCGAGACGGCCACGATGTTGCCGTTGCCGTCGTCCTTGGCGATAACGCGCATCGGCTGAGGCGCAGAGGTCAGGTCATCCCGATCGCGGGTAACGCTGACCAACCAATCGAGCAGAACGGAGCCGGCGCGCACAGGGCCCTGCGGCAGGGTAAAGGAGACGACGCCAGACGCGTCCGGGACCGGTTGGGGCGCAGCATGCAGTGGCTGCCCCCAGTCGTAGGTGATTGCGAGGCGGCTATCGGCATCCGGCAGTGTTCCAGGCCGCAGCGATACCTCCCCCGTCGAGTAGGCAATCGAGCCGCGTACCTGACCAGCGATCAGCATGCCGCCCGACCCATTGTCGGTGACAGCAACGTCTGCACCACCGATCCGTAGGGTCATGCTGACGGTGCCCGGAACAGCCGAGCCCTCGCCGAGAACGAAGTGCAATGCCGGCGGCTGGATGGCGGTATCCCCTACGCGGCTTTCCGCAATCACAGGCGTACCCCACGCCGCGATGATGCTGCTTTTCAGATCGGGCAACGCGCCGGCAGTGAGCACGATGGAGCCAGTCGAATAGTTGACCGTGCCACTGCCCTGCCCTGGCTTCCCAACAAGTTGCCCCCGACCATTGTCGGTCAACCGAATCCAGCGACCGAGTGCCCGGTAGTCCACGATCACCGTACCAGGTGCAGGCAATGGCGTCGCTTGGATCAACCACACCATGCCCTGATTGTTCTGCGTCACCGCGATCTCATCGGTGAAGCCCTGCATCGGGATCGCGCCTGCAGGGGTAGCCGCGATGCTGATGGACGTGCTGCTTGCACCGGAAGAATGGGTGACGGAGATCACGCCCGCCTGATAGTCGACGGTTCCGCCCCAAGGCGTGACCGCTACCGAGGTGAGCGCTCCAGAGCCGTCATCGGCCAGTTCCACACTTCCCACGATTACCTTTACGCTGCCAACGGCCATCCCTGTGCCGAGATAGCGGGTGACCGGCACGCCTGCCTGGAAGCTGGACGCGAAGTTGAGCGCCAGGCTTCCTGCTGCGCCGGATGGAACGAAACTCATCATGCCCAGACCCGCAAGCACGTCGCTCACTGGCGTTTCAGCGGTAGACGTGGGCACGATAGGCACGTAGGGCGTATCTACCAGCACGGAGAGGTCGCCAGGCTTGCCGGCAGCAGTAAGGCGCTTCACGCTGTGATAGCTGTTGGCATCCACCACATTTGTCTCGTAGACACGGGTGGCCGGCTTGCTCGCGGTGTAGCGGACAACTTCCTGACCGTAGAAATTCCGCAGGAGCGCGTTCACCAGCTCAATGACGAGAACGTCGCGGTCGAAGGCGCCTTGATCATCAGTGAAGGTCCGAGTCGTACGCGACAGCACCGACTTCACCCGCACGTACTGCTCCCCTTCATCGTGCCCGGAGCTAGCCGGCGTCAAAAGCGAGAGGTTGTCATTGATGTCCGGGCTGGGGGCATCGGCCGTCGTATACACCAGCAGCGTCATCTGGCCGATGAAATGGTTTCCCATCAGGATGAATCGTGACTCAGTTCCACGGGTGATGTAGCTCTCAACCCGATTCTTTGCATCCACGCGCACGTCACTGTATGAGCCCGTGGCGAACATGCTCACCGTCACCTTCGGGTCAGCCGGCGGCTCGATGAGGACGCCGATAGCGTCCTTCAGCACATCAACGTTCGACGTGTCCACGTGCACGAACATCTTGCGCAGCGTGGCACGGCCGGTCGTCCTCTCCTCGTCGCCAATGTCCGGGAAAAGATTATTCATCGCGCCGTCCTGCACCTCGGCCTGGATCATCCGGCCACCACCATCTGGATTGTCGGTAAGGCGCTGCGACTGGCGGAGCTTGATGTCGGTTGCGGAAATGGGCATTGATTACACCGTCATGAGGCGAAGGGTGATGGAGAAGAGATCCGCATCAAGTGCGGGAACGGCAAAGCGAGTTGGTTCCACCTCAATGGCCGGGCCATCGACCCGGCGCCAGCGAACCTGGAACGATCGCTCGCCGCCGTTGTGCGCCGGCATCACCAGTGCCAGCGGCGACAAGCTCAGTTCGCTCTCGCTCGCCTGGAGGGCGCGTAGGGTGGGTAGCGCGACCACTCCGACGTACGCCGTACCGTCGCGAGTTGTCTGCAGGGTGATGGGGCGACCGGCCTGTCGTGCGGACTCCTGCACGATCATCGCCCCATTAAGGCTGTTACGGACCTGCTGCCCGACCCTCCATGCCGTGAACTCATCGGTCCATTGAAGATCGGCCGGCAGCTCAATTCCGGCGAGCAGAATGCGGGTCATCAGCGCCGCCCCCGCACCGAAACAGAGCGGCTCTTCTGGACGGCAGTCAGCACCATCGGCGTAACCAGGTTCGCGATCCTCTGGGCTTGCTGAAGCTCCTGCGCGGTAGCTCCTGCGACCACCTCTTTGCTCGGCACCTTCCAGTCAATGACGATCACCTGCTCCCTGGCGGCTCCCCCTTGGACACGATTGGCGTCGAGCTTTGCCTGCGCGTCAGCCTCAGCCTGCACCGCCCGGCGGCGCTCCTGCATCGCATTTGCGGCTGCCCGATCCTGATCGGCGCGCTTCCGTTGAATCTGTGCCTCGAGAGCAGCGACCTCCGCAACCTCCTGCTTGCCCAGGAAGTCGTACTGATACTCCAGGCGGCTCTTCGCAGAAGATGCGAACTCATCCTCAGTCTCGGCCAGTCCCTGAAGCTCCTTCTTGTACTCAGCCAGCTGCTTGCGCTGGGACGTAACCTTGTTCAGGGCATTTGCGAACTGCTGCAGAGGGTTCGGGCCACTTAGATTGCGCATGGCATTGAGCGCGGCGTCGGAAACCTCGCCGATGCTGAATGCCATGCTCTGGGCTGCCTGCCCGGCCTGCCCCATTTGCTGGCCGGTCTGCTGGGCACGATTTCCCAGGTTCTCCATCTGGTTGCCGGCCTGGGAGGTCTCCTGGGCCAACTGCCCTACAGCTTGCGTCCCCGCCTGAGCGCCGGCCTGCACCTGCTGCATAGCAGATTGACCAATGCTCCCCATGTCCTTCAGGTGCTGGCTGGTCTGGAGAATCTGTCCCTGCACCTCGAGCTGGGACTCGACCTGGCCGCGCCGCCAGTCATCGCTATCAGCAACTGCTGCGCGTGCGCTGCTGGCGTAGGCCTCGAAGGCACGGCGAACGTCCTCGATGCTGGCCTTGCCTTGCGAAGCACCGCGCTGAATCGCCTCAAACGCTGCCTTGGCCGAATCGCGCGCGTTGTTGAGCGACTCCTGCGACTGGATGCCGAGGCGCGCGAACTCATCGGCCAGAGGATTTACGGACGCCTGGATGTCCCGAATCCGTGCATTAAGGGCTGATGCAGAGCGCGCCGCCGCGTCGAATCCGATCTTGCCCTGCTTCCCCGCAGCTTCGAGAAGTGCGCCCAGTGTGCGCGCCTCATCCAGAGTGGCAACTTTGCCCAACGCTGCCTTAAAAGCCTCCTCGATCTGCAACCCGGTGGCGACGGCGCTCTCGCTCACGGCACCAAATGCGGCGATCGCATCGCGGCCGGCACCGGTGAATTGAACCCCCAACCTCGACGCTGCAACCCCCAGCTTCTCCATTGCCGCAAGCAACGTCGTCTGCAGGACTGCGGCTGCATTGGCGGCACTTTGAGGCAGCGCCTCAAATGCGGCCTGAGATGCCGCCTGGAACCTGGCAAGCTCTTCGCCAGAGAGCTTCCGCAGGGATTCCAGCAGCCCATCCCGAACATTGCGCTCCGCCGCAGCGCCCTGCGATGCCACATAGCCCAGCGCCGTGCCCACGGCGGCCAAACTACCGGTATCAGCAAAATTGAGCCCCGCCATCATCTTGCTGATGGAATCGGTGGCGAGGCGCGCATTGCTCTGCACGCCCTCAAGCTGTTCAACCACGAGCTGTGCCGCGCCCCCGATACCACTTTTCATGGCATCCGCAGCCACGTTCACTGCCTTGGAGAGCCCTGCGTACCCTGTAGACACGACCAGCAGCTGCTGCGTCACGAGGCCAAGTTCCTGCAGCTGCGCGGCCGTAGCGACGCCCGCCTTCTGCTGCATCAGCAGGAATCCTTCCTGGGCCGTCAGGTACTGCTCAAGGCCAGCCAGGCGCTGCGCATAAGCCTCGCGCTCGGCCTGCCCCATTCGAGCGACTTCCTCAGTGGTCTTAACCACCACGTCGCGGTACTCAATGAAGGAGACGGCCTGGCGTCGAAGCTCCAAGGCGGAGTCTCGAACCTGGCTGATGTACGCACGCTGCGCCTCCCCGGCTCGCTTCAGGGCGGGATCGTGCTGCTTCCAGATGTCCTGGGCAACAGTCTTGAGCACGCCAAGGCCACCAATGGCGGCCTCCAACCCAAGCACTGAGACAGCGATCGGAACCGCCTTCGGTAGGCCCCGGAGCAACAGCCCAAAGCGCCCGATGCCAGAACTGCCGGCGGCGACTGCGGCGTTGTTCGCCAGCTGCGCGCGCGTCGTGGCAAGCAACGCCGCCCGCCACGCGTTCAGCTGAAGCAGAGCGCCTACTACCTTGAACTGGGCGTAGGCCGCAGCCATGAGGCCAATGACACGCGCATGGTCAGCGACCCATCGCGTAGCCCCCTTGACCGCCTCCGCCATCCCGATAATGGCCTGCGAGGTCTGCTTAGCCCAGCGGGTAAGGCTCCCATCCTTCGCCAGACGGTCCAAGGTCGCCAGAAGCGTGGTCAGCTGATCCTTGAAGTAGGCCAGCACGCCCTGATCCGCAACTTCCTGCTTCCAGTCCTTGAAGCGATCGGTCGCCTCCTTCCAGAGCCCCGCGATCGTTCCGACCTTGGCTGCCGCCGCTGCGCCACCATAAGACTCAGTGAGAAGATCAAGGATGATGGTTTGCGCCTCTGCGACGCGACCGGTTGCCTCAAGGTTCTTGATCAGCTCCTTCTGGCTGTCGGACAGGGTAAAGCCTTGCTTGCTAAGACTCTCCATCGCCTTCGACGGCGTCTGCAGCGCCTTGCCTACGACCTCCGCCGATGACTCCAATGACAACCCAAGACGCTGGGCCTGGTCGATGGTGATCTGCATCGCGGCGGGGAACTGATCGCCGACAATGTTGGTATAGGACAGCATGCGCACCATCGCACTGTTGACCTCACCACCGTCGAACAGGCCCGTCTGTAGCTGCTTACCAAGCTGCAGAAGTTTCTCAGCAGTGAACTCACTGCTGCGGCCAGCCGCCTGAATGGCCGCGTCGAGTTGGTTTACCTCCTGCTCGGCGTCACTTCCTTCACTGATGACTGCCTTGATGCCCTCAACCAGACGGTTCAGGCCGACAAACGCAATTGCGCCGGCTGCGAGTCCTTTCAGCTTGCCCAACCACCCTGCTGCCCCCTCAGTTGCACCGGCCAGGTTCTCGCTTCCGGCAGCAGCGGCGTCTGCACGCTCGCGGTACTCCGCCAGTGCTTTCTTCGCTTCGCGGCTCGACTCCGCCTGCTTGCGCATCGCCGCGTCGCCGTCCGCGAACTGCTGCGTGCGACGACGGGTAGCAGTGGCTTCGTCGCTGGCTGCCTTTGCCTGCGCACTCAGCGCCGCAGTGGTCCTCGCTGTTTCGGACCGCAGACGCTGCTGACTCTCGGCCAGGTCAAGGGTGCTGATCCCCAGCGCCGCCAACTCTGAGTCGGCCTTGCCAACCTCGGCCCACTGCTCGTTCAGCGCCTTCTTCAGGCGCTCTCCTTCCTTGCGCAGATCGCGCTGTGCCGCCAATACCTCGCGCGACGGCTTCTCCATCTCACCGATGCGGAGGCTCAGTTCCAGCGCTGCGCGCTGGTTGGCATTGAACTCGCGCTCCAGCTCGCCCAGCTGGTCCAGCATGGCCTCGAAGGATTCGGTCTTTGCCGCTGCCGCCGTCAAGCCGGTCAGGGAGTCGAGCAGTTTTGAGGTCTTTCCTGCCGTCTCGACCGAAACATCCCCCAGCTCGCCAAAAGCAGAGCGCAGGTCATCCACGCCCTCGCGCCCCTGGGTTTCAATGACAACCCTGATTGCCTCTTCCAGCCGGTCAGCCATTGCTCTTTCCATTGACGCGCCACTGGCGGCGCAGTTCGGTCAAATACGTGGTGTGAAAACGCTCAATCAGGCGACTGCGCGCCGCGAGAGCGCGACTGTTGCCATCAGCGCCTGAAAGCATCTCGAAGGGGCTCGGGCCCCGAAGAATCCGAACAGGGCCTCGCCCCGCCCGCTTGTGGGTCGCGCGGTCCCAACTTCGCACTCGAATGGCCCTTCGGCCCTTGATTGTGGCGATGAACGCTCCGTCATAAGTTCTGGTCTCGCCGAGACCGATGCTGGCCGTTGCGCCGACCGATCGCCTGCCAGCCCATCGGCCACCAAATTCGAGAAGCGATATCTGTCGCGTGCTCGCCCAGATCGATAGAAAGTCGTCCTTGCCGCGCTTGCCCGTCGCATAGCCACGCTCACCGGTCTCGACGCGGTACTTCCCTCGCAGCGCCGAGACGCGGATGTTGTAGGACCCCCGCACCTCTTGCGTGGTCGCCGGTCCTGCCCGTCTCTGCAGACCGATGAAGGCCCTTTGCACTGACAGGTCGTAGCGATTGAGAACGTCGCCAGCAAGATTGGTCAAGCCATGGAGGCCCTTCGCACGGCGCCCGCTGACGAAGAACTTGAGCAGGTTGTTGTTGCGATTGGACACCATGGCACCCTTCCTGGTTCGAGTAGGGAGGGCGCCGTGCTGGCGCCCTCCTCATGCTGGAGTCAACCTCGCGATCAGCCGGCTACCTGCGCCGCGATCTTGAAGGTGTACAGGTCGCTCTCGCCGGCCTGGAAGATCACCGGGCCGGTCAGGGTCACCTGGATGGGCTCATCACTGAACCAGTCCACGTCACCGTCCACGGTCAGGTCGACGTTCGGGATGGTCAGCAGCCCCTCGTCACCGCTGATGCGGTCCTGCATGTCGCCCAGGATCTGGAAGGATTTGCTCGGCGTTGTGCCGCCGCTGATGGCGGTTTCCAGGTACGCGTCGTACTTGTAGTTCGCCACAACGGAATCGCCCGCTTGCAACTGACCGCCGGATTTCGGAATCAGCAGGCCGTGCGCCGGATCGAGGGTGTAATCGGTGCCCTTGACCAAGTCGACGGCCCCCTTCTTGAAAGTCGGCTCGGTGTCGGCCAGAAGGAAGTTGTGCGGCAGCTTCACCGGCGTGTCCACGCTACCCACGGTCACCGAAACGTCGGTGGCGGTGCCGGCGGCAACCTGGGTGGCCACCAACGTGCCGTACAACATGCGGGCCAGGATGGCCGGCGGCACTTCCAGCGCGGTGATCGAAACGCTGGTGACGCCGGGGTTGGAATCCTTGTGGATGATCTGCTGATAGCGCGCATCACGGCGCTTGCTCTTGATCTCCACCGAGTCGCCGGCTTCGTAGCTGAACGTCAGCGACGACTGCTCCAGTGGCTGATTGCCGAACTTGTCGGCCGGCTCGGGGATGACGGGAATACGGGCGCCGTTGACGCCGTGCTCCCAGAAGCGCAGATCGCCTGCGAATTTTCGGACCTTAGGCTGTGCCATGGTGATACTTCTCCTACGGGTTGGATACGGGCTCAAAGGTCTCGGTCAGACCAGCCCGCGCGGTGATCTGAGCGACAACGGCGGAATGCCCTGCGTCGTCCTCCAGGGTTGCCATCTGGCTTTGAAGCAACTCAAACTTGGTAATGCCCTTGGGCAGCAGCTTGTCGTTGAAGGTCAACACACGAATCAGGTCGTACCTGGCGCGGTGCACGAGCAGCCGAGGGTTCACCTCACCACTCTCTCGCGGCACCTCGAACTCAATCGTGACCGAGGCATCGGAGTTGACCTGGGCAGACCCACCGCCAACGCGCGACAGCTGCTGGACCGAAATGAGCGTGGCTGGTCCGGACTGATCCTCATCCAGCACGGCATCGTCGACAACGATCAGCCCCGCACCTATGTCGGTGAGGAATCCGGCGCTGGCTCGGATCATCTGCACTCGGCCGCGCAAGAACTCGACCAGCTGCCAGGAAAGTGGTTCGGGTAGCTCAGCCACGGCGCACCAACCAGACACTACGCGAGCCGTCGTCACTGAGCTTCTTCGATGTCACGAACACCTCGCCGCCAAGCTCTACACGGTCGCCCTGGTCAGGTTCGACATCTGCACGCAGAAAAGACACTTCGACACGGCCGGCGACGAACTGCCGCAGCTCGCCGATGGTCTCTACGTCACGGTCGATGTAGATCCTCACGCCCTCAGTGACAGTCCCGTTCTTGACCGCCGTCACCTTGGCCGTGGAGGCCATCCCGGCAAGGGCCAACGAAGCGTGGATCGTCGCGTCCATGTCTCGCAGGAACTCCACCTCGTTCACCGCGCACCTCCCGAACAAAGCATCGCGTAAGCCTGCAGCGCCCTCACCTGGGCGTCGCACTGGGCGGCGGCGCCAATAGCTCGGCCCGCACTTTCGATTCGGTCGTCGGCTCGACCATCAGGCCCGCTGGCGGCAGCGACGGCCGAGGACAGCTCTGCGGTGGCGACGGACGCTTGCCAACGCTGGTGCAGGCGCCGGTTGCCAGCGCGAAGATCAGCGATGAGGCGATCAGATGCTTTCTGTGCATTGTCCTTTTCCTTTTCGTACTTGGACGCCAGGGTGTTCGCGGCCGCCGCGCTGCCACGCTCTGCCTTCAGGGTTTCGGCTGCCGCATCGGCCTCAGCGCGAGCGGCATCACGCTCGCTTTCCATGGCGTCACGGCTGGACGCGGCCTGGTCGGCCGCACGGTGCGCGATGGACACCGAGCCGCGTTGCCAGACGATGACGCCCAGCAGCAGGAGGATGGCGACGACCAGGGCGCGGATCATGCGGGCACCACCGGGTCTTCGGGCGGGATAACCGCACCAAGGCCGCGCAGAGTCGATTCGAGCTGGCGCACACGCGTGCGCAGGGCGCTGGCCTCCTCCTGAGCCCTGAGCCGCAGCAGCATTTCAGCCTGCAGCCGCTCATCCTGGGCAGTGACCCTCTGATCGAGGAAGGAGACACGGTCGGACAGGCCCTTGATGAGATCCACGTTGGCGTCGGTCTCGGTACGCTCCTTCCTACGCGAGAGGAACGCCGTCCACGTCTCGCGGAGCAGCCACAGCGCTACAACGCTGCCTGCAGCCCACCAGGGAGCCGTAGCGGTGACGCCGCCGCCGACCATCAGCGCAGCGCCTCTGCAACACCGGCGTCGATCACGTCCGGGCGCCAGTACATTCCGCCGTTTTCATGCTTGGCGATAGCGGTAGCCAGACGGCTCAGAGTGACCGCGTTGTCCAGGCGGATGACTTCCGAAGGCGCGACGCCCACGGCAGTGGCAACCTGCAGGACGTAAGCACCGGTGTTGTTTTCCACCGGCGGCGCCCAGCGCCCGATGATCTCCTTCACAGTGCGCAGGCCGTGCTTGCGCTGGTAGGTGAGCAGGGTCTTCGCCAGAGCGCGGAACCCGGCCTGCGGGGTCAGGAACACGCAGAAGCGCTGCTCGCGCGCGATGGCGGTGGCGGAACGATCCTCACCCTGCCACGGCGTGCTGGTGCGGTCGATGTTGCCAGGATTGTTGTTGCGTACGCCGCGCGGCGTGCTGGTGGTGCCCATGCGATCCCCCGATGTCGCTGTGGAAGAGCCGGCACCGCTCACGCCACCCGGGCATCAGTGAGCGGTGCCGGCCTATTCGGTTACGCCTTGCTGGCGTTGCCCGGCGAGAGTCGCACCTCGGCCGTCGCCTGACCGGCGGAGCCGGCAGCCCAGGCGAACGCTGCACCGGTGATGTCGCCGGCCACGGCAGTCGCGGAACTACCGTCGAATGCCTTGGCGCTTGCGCTCCACACCAGCTTTTCACCCTGCTCGAAGACCGCCGTCGGCACCTTCGGCAACGTGAACACGCCGCCCAGGGCCACGCTGCCGGTCGCGCCGACTGCGATGTTGACCAGGGCAACGCCCAGCTGATGCCCGACGGCAACTGGCTGGCCCGATGCGACCGGCTGATCGGTGGTGTTGGTCCAGGGGATCACGTCCCCATCGGAAACGAAGTTCTGTGCCATGTCTCAGTGCTCCAGTTAGGGATCAGCCGCAGCGCTGCACGCCGCGATAGTCAAGGGCGGCGATGCCGAAATCGAGGCGAGCCTTCCAGCGCACACCGTCGACCGTGAAGCCTTCCTCGTAGTCCAGGAAGGGCTCGGTGATCCCATCGAGGAATGCGACCTCAATGGCCGGGCAGTCGTTCGGATCGGCGAACAGGTACCACTTGTCGTCCTTGATGCGCGCGGTGTCGACGATGTCGCGGAAGAGACCCTGCACCGCGTTCGGGCGCTGCAGCTTTCCTTCGGCGTCCGGGTCGTACTCAGCCTTGTTGGTGACACGCGCGGCACTGCCGTACTTCGTCGGACCGAGCCAGAGTGCCGGCGACAGATCCAGCACATCATTTCCGCCCACGTCCTTCTGCTGGGCCAGCTGGACGCGCATCGCGTCGACCGAGGTGACGCTCGGCACTGCTGCCGCCAGGATGTTGCCGTGGTCGGCGTGGAACAGCGTCTTGTTGGAATCCAGCTTCGGATTGCTGGCGAGGAACGCATACGCGTCGGCTTCAATGGTCCGCTTTGCGGCACGACCGAAGGCGGTGGCCAGGCCGAGGAACGCGCCCAGATCGTCGTTGATGATCGCCTGGCGGGTCAGGTTGATGGTGTTGCCCTTGGTGCCGGCGGTGATGGTTGCCTTCTCGCCGTCCGGGATCTTCTTGTTCTTGAACTCGCCGGCATCGGTCAGCTTGTCGAGGTTGCCAATGCTGCCGATGCGGTAGCGCGAGTGCTCGCGGAAGTCGCTGACCGTGCCGGTGACGCACCAGCGGGACCAGGTGTCCGGCGCGACGGCGTAGGCAGCCTGCAGTGCCTTGTGCATCGTGTTTTCCAGCAGCACCGGGAAGTCGCTGCCGCTCTGGGTAAACGCGCGGCCCACCAGCTCCAGCTTCGCCATGCCATCGGTGCGAACACCGCAACGCTCCAGGCTACGACGGGCCAGGTCCATCAGGGTCAGGCCGCGCACCGGATTGTCACCGGTGAGCGCGAAGATCCGCTTGGTTGCGGGATCGATCACCTGGGCTCGGTGCAGCAGCGCATGCGTCACAGCGGAGCGCTGCAGATCCTGCTCGTCCTCGGTGACGCTGATGCGGTTGATGTTGCCGCCAGCAGCGGCGTCGCGCTGCTCCAGCGTGGTCAAGATCAGGCCACGCACGTGGTCAACCGAGTGACCAGCGCGAATCCAGCCAGCTGCATGTTCGGTCTGGCCGTGGCGGGTTGCCAGCTCCACGATGTCGGCTGCACGCGTATCACCTTCCGGTGCCTGAGCTGCGGCCGGCGCTGCCGGAGCCGGGGCGTTGTTGATGGGTTCCTGCTGGTCCGCCGATTCGGCGGCGCGGGCGGCGGGCTGAGGCATGGTGTGCTCCTGCGACGATGCGCTACGGGTGAATACACAGGGGGTCCCCTGTGCGGGTTGATTGCTGCGGGTACCTGCTGCCGGGTCGGCCGGCACGGTGACGAAGCTGATCTCGCTCGGCGTCCACTCCACCGCGCGGTAGATCGGCAAATCGCCGGGGTTGACGGCGCGCTCGATCTCATAGCGCTGCACGGTGTAACCAACCGAGATGTTGCGAATGATTCCGGCACCGATATCGGCGATTACGCCTGCCAGCTCCTCGCGGCCGGAAAAGCGAATCTGCGCATGGCCTTCGCCATTGGCGAGCCAGGCTCGATCCACCACACCCATCTGAGAGCCGATGCCCCAGGTGTTATGGCTATCCAGGACCGGCGCAGCACCGGACGACAGGCGCTCCATGTTGCAGGCCGCCTCATCAACGACCAGCTCCTCCCAGTAGTAGGTGTCGTTCCACCAGTCGTAGCGGCGCACGCGAGTACCAGCAGTCCACTGAAGCTCGATCGTGCGCGCCTCGCTATCGAAGCTGGTTGGCTGCAATTCGGCCTCACGCAACTGAGGTGGCATGAGGCGCGTCGTACCGTCCTGCTGCGGAGCCTGGGTTGGCTGGGGCATGGTCATTCCTCGTTGGTTGTTGAGGCGTCGACCAGGCTGGTCCGGGCGCCACTGGATTGAAGGAAGGTCATCAGCTCGAGAGCGCCGGTCTCTTTCATCCGCTTGAAGTCCTTGCCCATCTCGGCGTAGACCGCGTCCGGGTCGTAGCCACGCCGACGCAGCGCTTCGCTGGGCGAGTTGAGACCGGCACCCATCGCTGCAATTTCCGATTCGATGTCTTGCTTGGGGTTGACGTAGTCCCAGCGAGGGGTGCTCCAGTCGGCAGTGCTTCCCGTGGAACGCACACCGCCACCGAGCGCGGCAGCTTCATCAAACCAGCGCCAGATCGGCTTACACATCTGAGGGACCAGGACCAGCCACTGCATCTGTTCGCAGTCGCGGCGGAACTCCATCTGCCGAATGCGGGCGCTGGAGAAGTTCACTTCGCGCATGTCGCCCGTGGCAGATTCGTACGGAACACCGACGCCAGCAGTGATGATGTGCGCGTTGAACTTGCAGTATTCGACGTAGCCGCCTGCAGGCTTAGGCTCGACTGTCTGGAAGGCGGTGGCACCGGTGATGTGGGTAACACCACCGCTGGGCAGTGGGCCAAGGTCGGTAACCTGGTCGCGATCTGAGCCGAGCTGCGAAGGGCCGTCATCGTCCGCGTTGGACATCGAGTCGATGTCGCCACTGACGATCACGCCAAGTCGGGCTTCCAGGTTCTTCCGCGCCAGCTCGGCGTCTTCGTACAGCATCAGGTCGCGCACTCGCGCGATCACCGGTGCGAAGCGCGTAATGCCGCGTCCCTGCCCGGGGCGGACGGGGTTGTAGAGGTGGATGATGTCGGATGCCGGCACCAACGAACTGCTCAAGCGTACAGAGCCACGCACAGCCTCACCAGGATGCGCTCCGAACAACCAGTAGCCGCGAATCCGACCAATCGCGTCGTACTCAATGCCGTTGATGACCTGGCCACCGCCCGGCGCAGAGCCGTGCTTGTTTCCGTCCAGCCAGTCGATCTCCAGCACCTGAAGCTGCAGCGGGACCGCGAGACCGTCCGACTGACGCCTGGTGCGGCGGCGAATCATGACTTCGCCGTCCTGCTCCATCGCACGATACGCGGTAGCCATAAGGCCGTAGATGTCCGACTTTCCATCCGCGTCCGCCACGTCGGCCCAGCGGCCCCACAGGATGTCCAGCGCGGCAGCGTTTGGGCCTTCGGCCTTGGGAGTAATGCCGGTCCCGATCGTTGCGCTCACCAGCACCTGGAGAGACCGCGCGCAGTACGGTACGTTCTGCACCAGTGCCCGTGCGCGGTTGCGCAGCTCGCGGGCATCTGCCAGGTGATCGGTGTTCGCGCTGGCCCCCGCCCTACGAACACGCCAACCGTCAGTGCGCGAGGCGCCCTCGTAGGCGCGAACTGCCTCCAGCGTTGCTCTGGCGCGGTGACGCTTCAGGGCTGCTTGCGGAGAAATTGCACCGATGACCCTGTCCAGCAACGAGGCCGCCATGTCAGAAGCCCCTCAGCGTCGTGAAGCGGTAGCGGCGCGTGGCGGACTTCCGGCGCCCGGCCGTGTTGGCGGCCACTTCCGCCTCCATGCGGTCCAATGCCTTCAACATTGCGTCGCCGGACTGATACGTGACCTGACGGTCACCGTGCCGAACGGACAACTGGCCGCTGGCGATGGCGGCCTTCAACCGCTCCACATCGTCTTTGGTCCAGCTCATCAGCGAGGCATCCAGGAGATCATGGATGCCAGTTTCCAGATCAAGTGCGGGTGAGTCTCGGGGAACTCACCCGCACTCACTACTCATTGGCGGAAGGCTCATCGAGCAAGCGGTAAAGCGTCCGCCTGTCGATCCTGAACCTCTTGCACAGCGACCGTACCGACTCCTGCTCCCGCATTCCTTTCCGGATCTCATCCACTGGATAGGCGCTACTTTGCATGCTGGCTGGGATGTACAGGTCCTGGGCTGGGTACTCCTCGACAAGGTAGGCCACCACGGCCTCCACAACGCTGCGTATATCGTCGCTGCCACAGCGCAGGCGCAACGCCGCACCGACAGCGAGTTCCTCCGTCAGCTCACTGATTCGCACCTTGTTTCGCACCGTGTTCCTGCTCACCACTGCCTCCCCATGTCACGAGGCTGCGCGGGCCGTGGTCGGCGAGGCACACTCGATGTTTCACGGGAATCGATCGGCGCGTGGTCCTCCGACGCAGCAGCTGGCGTTTCGCGTGAAACGTTCACGCTTGGCGGCGCAGCCAGCCGTTGTTCCAACAGGTCCCAATCGGAACGCGTGAAGCGGTTGATACGGACCTCTGGGTGATGGGTCGCCGCGTAGGCATATACCCATGTGTCCAACGGCTCGTTTCGGGTCACTTTCTTCTCAAAGCGATTCTTGACGGGGTTGTAGACCTCCGACACCAGGCCCGGGAAGAACTCCTCCGGTAGCTGGTCACTGAGGTGGACCATGCGATTCTCGGGCTTGCGCTCGGCGTCGGCCGACAGACGGCTGTAGAGGTAGTGCTTGGCTGCAACGGTACCCACGTGGTTGATGGTGATGCCGCGCTTGTCAGTCTTGCCCTTCCAGGTGACGTCCGCCAGCTTGCCCTTGGACAGCACGGGTGCGTTGTTGGGAACCGCACCGAAGATGCACATTGGACGGGTGATGCGCCGCTGACGGACGTAGTTCTTGACAGCCTCGGTGCGATGGCCACCAGCGTCGATGGCCACTGCCATCGGCCGGAGCAGCGCGCCATCTTCGCGCTCGATTGCGCGGTTGAGCAAATCGGTCAGGGCCACCCACACCGCTTCCTCGGCTGGATCGCCCTGCAGCTCCACATAGTCCAACGTCCAGGCGGTCATACCCCGTCCCCAGCCGACGACGTGAACAGCAAGGCGGTTGTCCTGCGTATCCACACCTACGGTGATAGCCAGCACACCTTGCGGTGCAGATCGAAGCGCATAGGGCTCGGCACGATCCTTGATGACGTTGTGCTTGACTGCCCGCATTGCCGGGTCTTCCCACGTCTCGGCCAGGCGGTCATTCACGAAGGTTTTGAGCGAAGCCGGATCGCCCTGCGCCTCCAGCCACTCCTTCACCAGGTCCAGCCAGCGTGGACCAAGGCCAAACTGGTAGTACAGGCAGTTGATGGTGTAGCCGCGGATCGGCGAGTCAGGATTGGCTGCGATCCATCGCCCGTTGGCGATCATGTCGGTCTTGAAGTGTTCCTCGATGGCGACGCCACACTCACAGCACGCATACCAGGCATGGTTCTTGTCGGGCGACCACACCAGGCCGCTCCATTGCAGCGCCTGGTAGTGGCCGCAGTGCGGGCACGGCACGTGATACCGGCGCTGGTCGCTCTTGTCGTAGAGCTTGGCGATCCGACTGAGTCCGGCGATGCCAGGCGTGCTGATGTACTGCCGCTTGTAGGTGGTCGGAAAGGAGGAGGTACGACCATCCAGCATCTTCACCGGATCGTCGCCGGTTGCGAGCTGCTGCGGTGCCTCGTCGATCTCGTCCACCTGCAGGTACTTCACGGTGGAGGATTTCAGACGCTGCGGGCTGCCCATGTGCTCCACGAACAGCTGGCCTCCGGCAAAATCCTTGAACGTGCGCTGGTTGGCGCTGTCGCGGCTGGCGGTGCTGGTCAGCGCCTTCTTGACCGCTGCACATACCTCGATCATGGGGTTGAGCTTCTGGGCAATCCATTTGTTCATGGACACCTCGCCCGGCAGCGCATACATCATCGGGCCGGGGGCGTAGTCCATCCAGTAGGCCATGGCGTTGGTCGCCAGCTGGCTCTTTCCGAACTGGATCGGGAACATGCAGACCTGGTCATGGACGGGGCTGCGGGCAGACATGTTGTCCATCGGCTCGCGCAGGGGCGGGTTGCGATCTGTCACCCAGCGCCCGGGCTTGCTGCCGCTCTTGGTGGACAGACGCATGTGCTCATCGCACCACTGCGACACGCTCATCGGCCGTCGCGGCTGAAGCGAGCGCGCCAGCACCGACGCCAGGCAGCTCTGTGCCTCCATCATTCCACAGCCTCCGCTGCCTTCGCCGCCAGCGTGCGAAAGCCCTGGCTGAGTTCTTCCAAGGCGTGGCTCACCTCATCCCACACGAGGCGGCGGCACCCAGCCTCATCCAGCGTGGCGGCAAGCTGCGGCGCCAGCGTATCGGCCAAGCGCTCCATCGCCCCCCGGAAGGTCGTGGCGTGCTCAGCAAGGAAGGCCTCCACGTCCGCGCGAGGGAGCAGCAAACCCAACTCTTTCTGCAGCGCGATGTGCGCCATGTGCGCGTCTGTCTCCGCCTTGTCGGCCAGCGCCTTTGCTTTGCGCGCGGAATCCGGGGTCTGCGGCCGGCCGGCCCGTGAGGGCCTGGAATCGTCCTCGTCGCCGTCCTCTTCATCGTCGTCGATGTCGGCGTCGAGGGCATTGGCACCCTCCCCGCTCCCCACCAGCGACCTGCCACGCTCATCTGCGTGGCGCTGGGCTACCCCGGCATAGACCGGATCTGCGGTGCGAGCGTAGAGCTCCAGGGAGGCAGTCTTCAGGAATCCCTTCCCGCCAGCCCCCACCACCACCCTGCCCTTCTTCCTCAGCTCGACCACGTAGGACGGCTTGCAGCCGATCAGGGAGGCCAGCTCTTTCCCAGTGATCGTCACGTCATCATCAGCCATTACTACCCCCTACTCCATTTCTTTCGAAGATCGTTAAAGCGAGAAAAAGCGCGCGCGCGAGCATGTGCGGGATGTGCGGTGACGTGTGCGGCTTCGGGATGGGCCTGAATCGCTGCGGCGGTAGGTGTGTGCGGCATGTGCGGGATGTGCGGGACCGCATATACACGCGAGTGGCTGCTAGGCGACTGTGGCGGGAACGATCACGCTCACCCGCGCCCGCCCATGTAGGCCGAATCCCGCACATGCCGCACACACCTACTGCCACAAGCAGTTCACTACGAAACGACGCCCGCACATCTGCCCGCACATCCCGCACACTCCGCACATTGAGGGGCATAGTGATCACGCACGCCCCTTGTAGTCGGAGAACATGCGCCGGAACAGAACGACCTGGTCACCCAGCCACGCAGCCTCGGTCTTGCCATCAGGCAAAGTGCAGTTCCCGAGCATCAGGAACCCATGCGGACCGTTCACGGTCTGCTCGATTTGGTATCGCTTTCGCGCCCTGTCCGGGTGGATGATCTGGCGCTTGCGCACCAGCGCATTGATGAACTTGGGCGAAGGTGCCGGACGCGGTAGGCCCTCGCGCGCGCACCAAGCTTTGTAGACCTCGTACCATTCCTTCGACAGCGCCGGCATAGGCTTGAGCCCGGGGATGTCGTCGCCGTAAAGCTCGTCCAGGAAGCGCTGCGGGCTGTCTTGGCTCAGGCCAATCAGCTCCTCTTTCGCCTGGGTCATCGGCGGGTTGGTGCCGTTGGTGAAGCCGGTCAGATCCACCTGCAGCAGATAGTGGTGCAGCGCTGCCGTCGCGCCGCTGCGGATTTCCGCCAGCACCTCGGTGTAGAACTCCGGACTGAGCTTGTCCGGTGTCCAGATCACCGCGTGGCGCCGATCATCTTCCTCCAGCACGACCGGCATCGCCTCGTTGGACAGGAACACCAGGTTCGCGTGATTGTCTTCTTCGTAGGCCTGGATGTTCTTCGGATTGATGCGGATGCGATCACCCGTGATCAGCGCCTTGAGCTTGTTCTTCAAGTGGTACACCTCGGTGCGTGCAACCACCTCGTCGGCGAGCAGGAACAGCTTGCGGCTCGCCCAGTCGTTGAACTTGTCTTCCAACGCCGCTTGATCCAGAACCCGTCCGTAGTCACCGTAGAGCTTCATGTATTCATCGAAGAACATGTTCTTACCGGTGCCCTGCGGACCATGAATAACGATGGTCGATTTCATCTTTGCGCCAGGGTGCTGCAGCGGATATGCAAGCCACTTGACCACCCAGTCATAGAGCGCTTTCTGATTGGCCTCGTTGCCGCACATGTGCCAGAGCAGTTGCAACAGACGCTCACAGTTGCCTTCCTGCGGCACCGTCGGCCACCCAGCGAAGAGATTGCACGTCACTCCAGGCTTCTCGCAAGACGGGTCGAAGTCCACTTCGCGCACCCGCACGATGGAACGATCCGAGTGCTCCATCCATGCCCTGTGCAGCTCCTTTCGAACGCAGGCATCGCGCATGTCGCCCAACGCGACCAGCATGTGTTCCTTGTGGTCGAATACCGTGCCGCCCTGCCCGTACACCAGCGCGAACCGCTCAAGCAACTCGCCGAGTGAGTGGATGGGTGCCAGTCGATCGGTCCCCGCGCCCCCATCGCTGGTGATGGAAGGCGCACGTTTTTCGGCAGGCACCCGCCATGACAGCTCCGTGAGACGGGCCTCGACCTGAGCGCGAACAACATGCAGTCCTTCCTGCGCGTGCAGATCGTTGAAGTCGCTGACCTTGCGGCCGTTTTCGACGAATCGCTCACGCCTGGCCGGCTCATCGGCAAAGACTGGGTGCAGCACCGCCCCGCCCACGTCCAGTGCGGCGGCCTCGGCACCGAGCAGGCCTGCATTCGATGCGCCATGCGGCTGCGCGCAGGACGGGCAGAACTGCGGATGGTCGGCGAGCACCAGGCGGCTCTTGCAATGCCGACATTTCTGCAGCACGTCGTCGTCGGCGCACAGCAGCATCTTTACGCCGCGATAGCGCTTCGCCAGCGCCGAGGCCACGGCCAGCAGATTGCCGGCATCGAACGCCACGGCCACCGGGTAGCCCGTCGCCATGTGCAACGTCGCCGCAGTCGCATAGCCCTCGGCCACCAACAAGATCCACTGGGGACTTCCGCCGATCAGATGGAAGTGGCCCTTCTTGACCATGCCTGCCGGCCAGTACTCCTTTGCGGGCTTGCGCCCTGCGGCTGCCTGCTTCGTGCTGCGCAGTACCTGCAGGCCATGCACCTGGCCGTTCACATCAAGCAACGGCACAAGTGCGGCACCGGTGGTGCCATAGCGCAGACCGAATCCCTGCACGCCCTTGCTGACCAGGTAGTCGGCCTCGCCGACTGCATTCGCCTTTGCCCAGGCCGACGATGCACGTTCGGCCGCCCGCTTCGCCTGGGACTGGCGAGCGGACTCCGCCCTGCGACGATCCTCGGCCAGCCGGTTGCGCAGCGCTTCGCGTTGTTCATCGGAGAAGGTCTTGTCGCGCTTACGCAGATCAACCTTGGTCGCGCCGTTTTCGTTGCCGTGCCAGACGCCGTAGGTGCCGACGACCAGCACTTCGCCGGCAGAGGTATTCAGTTCGTGGAGCGCGTACCAGCCACGGCGCTCGCGTGAGCCCTCGACGCGGCAGCGGACCATGCGCCCGGTGGTGTCCAACTCGGTGACCAGCAGGCCTACGGACTGCAGCTGCTGCAGAACATCCTCGTAGTTCTCAGACATTCAGTAGTTTCCCGAGCCGCTATCTACCCAGGAAATGCGCGTCTGAATACCCGCGTCCGAAGTGCCCAGGAAGGACCCATCGCTGGTATTGAGAATCGCTCTCGATGCAAGGGCGGATTCAGTAGAGTGGGCAGCACGCGGCCTTTCACAAGCCACCCGGGGGGATGGGGCCGAATCAGTGCTTGCTTGGTACATCTGGATTCCCCAAAGGCAGGCAGTGCTGCCGGTTGTCTTGCTGCTCTTGTCGCTGTCGGATGCGCTCGCGCTCCGCCAATGCTTCTTCACCTACCAACCCGGGCACCGCGTCAGTCAGCGCCAAGGCGGCCAGTTTCATTGCTTGCCGCGCAGATGCGCTGGCTATGCCACGCCGTCGATATCGGGATCGATGGGCGTGGTGGGTTGCCACGTCAGTCCTCCATCCCCTGCTTACCAGCAGCACGGCAGGCATTGCGCTCCAGTCGGTAGCAGAGCCTGCGCACGTCGCGCGATAGGTCCTGGATTCGATCCGCCTCGGGGACGGTCAAGCGCTGGTCGGCCATAGCGTCGATACCGGCGCCAGCCAGCGCGCCGGTCAGCTTATGCAGCTCCAGCAGCTTTGCCTGGATCGCGGCCAGCTCGTTCGGCCAACCACCCTCGGGTGGCGGCGGTACGTAATCCACCATCAGGTCGTACTGACCTGCGAGGGAGCACACCCAGTCGGTGGCAATCTCCTGCGTGACCACGAACTGCTGCAGGTAGTCCGTCAGGATCTCGGCCATCTCCATGGAGATAGACTCACCATCGATGCCTCGCAGTTTTTTGCGCAGCGTCTCTGCCGAGATCGACTTGCCCCTACGCTTGCTGATGTGTGCGGCCGCATCCTGCAGACCACCTGGGGCGCGGGCCACCGCGTTGTGCAGGGCATCCCGCCAGTAAAGGTCTGAGCGGAGGCAGGTCATGCGTCCCCCTGAAACGCGCCAACGATCATCGTGGGAAGGCTGATTGCGGCCGGGGCAACATTGGCGCCATGGCAGAGATCATCAGCTTCCCGCAGCGCATGCGCTTCACCGCGATCCGAACCTACGACGCCGCATCCGGCATCGGCGGCGTGGTCGCGGTCCTGTTCGCCCCGGCGCGCAAGGCTCTTGTATGTAGACCGATTCATGCCGTCTCAGCCGGCCAGATGTCAGGGCGGATCGCAGCAAGAGCCAAAGGCTCGCAGCCAAGCTCGCCACCGATCTCTACTGACGCCAGCTGAATCTTTCGCGCCAGGATCGGGCTGGGCTTCTTGTTCCTCCAACCGGTCGCGCACTGCCACAGGTATCCCTCAGAACTGCCGGTCAAGGCAGCGAGGCGCCGCTTACGTTCGGGGTCCGAAATGAAGGTGAGTAGGTCCATAGGGCCAGTATTTAGCCCCGAGCTAAACGTTAATGTCAAGCACACAGCGCAACTTCGGCGTTTAGCTACTAGCTACGCTTGCCGTATGGATGCCATCACCGCCAGACACCTCAACCTCCAGGCCCTGGTCGCCACGCTCAAACCCCAGCTGGGGACGCAAAAAGCGATCGCGATTCACCTGGACATGGCGCCTTCCTATCTGAACCAGCTATTGAGCGGCAAGAAGATGGGGGATGACGTTGCGCGCAAGATCGAACGCGCGGCCGGACTATCCCATGGCTGGCTGGACCAGCCGAGGTCCGACGACGACGCTGGTGCTGGGGCCCCTGCCGGTTCTCACGATCTGCGAATCGACCCTGAGATCATCGCCTCCGCGATCAGGCTCGTCAGGCTAACGTTCGCCAACCTTGGGATTGATGACTTCAGCAATGAAGAAGACGGTACGCCGCTGGCTTATGCCTATGAGTACCTCTATCAGCGAGGTGAGGCGACGGTAACACCCGACAACCTGATTGACTTCAGCAAGGCGCTTGCGCAAAGGCTCAGGGAGAAGGATGGAGAAGCAGAAGAAGGAACCCCCGGCCGCCGGGACACTCGAAGCATTGGCTCAGGTGATCGCGCAACGCGTCGCAAGGCGTGATGGGCAAAAGCCCAAGCTCCGCTTGGTCGAAGCACCTAAACGATCGACCATCGATAGCGTGACGCGAGACAGCATTATCCGGCGCATCCGCTGGCTGCGCGATCACTACAACCTGGGCTGCTTGATCGACCAAGCGACGTTTAACACGCCAGGCATCGATTGCCTCGAAAACGACGCGCTGGTGCGTCTGCATCGGGAAATGGAAGCCGCTAGGGAATGCTGCATGGACGGCGTTCCCTTGGATGAAGCCGGCTTCATCAAGAACGTTTCCATCCAGGACACGTGGCCCTAATCCAAGACAAGTGGGCGCGCCAGGCGCCCACTCCTATGGCTTGTCGCCACTTGAGTACTTCTCCCGCGTGGCGCGTTCACGCTCACTCCGCGCATCACCGCATCGCCTCCTAGCTTCGGTCATCTGGCTGTCGGCCGATACTCTGTCCGCTGCCTGGGCCTGCTGCAGGCTCGCAATCTGCGAGCGGATCCCAGACGCATAAGTGGCGCCCGCAAGGTTGTTCCTTGCGGTGGCAAGTTCACGGTTTAGGGCGGCGATCTGGCGTGACACATCCTGCCCCCGCACGTTAACCGGGCCGTAGATCCTGCTTTGCTCCGAGGACAGGCAGTTCCGTTCAGCGATCCCAGCGTCCGCAAGTTCTGTCGTCTGATACACCGCCGCGCGATTGGCAGCCTCGCCCGAACTCTCTGTGGAAGCTCGATTGGAACGCAGCTTCATCGGCGCTGCGCCTGCGGAACAAGGGGCCTGCGAGTAGACCGTCTCCCCGCTTGCCCCCTTGCACTTGAACACCTCTGCCGAAACCAAAGGTGAAACTGCAAGCGCAACCCCTAGCACCACCAACCTGCTCAACATCGCAGCCTCCCTGGCCCCTATATGCCTGGGAATTATCGGGCGTGCCCATCCCTTTTTCAGCCCTACATGCAAAATTTAGCTGGCAGCTATTGCATTGAGAATTTAGCTGCGGGATAAATTGCGTCGCCGGCCAACGACCGGCGGGCGACCGGCGGGTCGCCACCTTGCCGGCCCTTCCCCTGACCGGCAGTAGCCGCCCCCTCGGCACCTGACCCGCCGGCGCCCTCCTTCGAACAGGAGCGCGCCATGTCTCATCGCTACGCCGATCCCAGCCCCTGCCTGCTGCCGCGTTTGGCCGTGAAGGCCCTGCGGGCTGTGGCAGCACGCGATCACAGCACCGCCCGAACCCTGTGGGTTCGCAGCAAGGGCGAACACAACCGCAACCAGCTGCGCCGCTCCCGGCGCATGGGCGTTGCCAGCCTCCGCTTGGAAGCCTGCTCGCGAGACATGTCGGCCGAGGTGCGGGCATGAGCCGGCGCCTCCGCCTCGCTTGGGCAGCCGTGGTGCTGGTAGCCGCGGTTGTGGTGCCCCTGCGCATCGCTGAAATCCACCAGGCGCACGCAGACCGCGATGCGGCGAAGGCGCGCTGGGCGCTCAGCACCTCGGTGAGGGGCTGACCATGCGCCAGACCGCTCGCCCGCTCCCCGATTCAGTGCCGCTGTGCTGGCCCGGTCATCGACCGCAAATCGTCGTGACCGAAGGCGCCCCGACAGGCCATCGCCTCGGCACCCCCTGCCCGCCGCTGCTGCACATCGAGTGCCATCGGTGTGGCCTCGCCACCCGTCCGGTACCGATGGAGAAGGCCGCGTTGGCCGAGCTGCGCTGGACCGATCCGAGCCTTGCCCACCTGCGCATCCCGATCTCCCTGCTGGCCCGCCATCGCGGCGAGGTCCTGGCCGAGATCGCTGCCGCTTCCTCTTCCACGCCAATCGCTGCCTGACCAGGAGAACTGCCCATGGCCGCTCCACTGAAGCCGAAGGAAAAAGCCGCGTTGCTCGCAGCGCATGGCGCTTCGGATCACACACTCCACCGTACCGCCAACGGGTTTGCGCCCCGCAACCGACCCGAGAAGCTGTTCACGCGCCGCGTCATGAACTGGCTGGATGAGCGCGTGCTGATCCGGTACGACGACCCGCAGCTGCCGCGCAAGGCGACCCTGACCGATCTCGGCCTCGCTGCCGCAGAGGCCGAGATCGCCAAGGCACGCGACCTGGCGCTGACGGCATGAGCGTTCAGACCACGCTGCCCGTGGAACAGCAATTCGCCACCGGCCATCAGGGCGAGTCGCTCGTCCTGATGGTGTGCCAGGGCTGGCTATGGGCCGGTCTTTACACCGCCGCACCGCGCGAGTCGCTCCTGAAGGTAGCCGCCAGCGCCAGCCGGAGCGTGGGGGTATCGCACCACTCGCTCACCCTCGGCGGCGTCACGTTTTCCCTCAACCGACTGGCCGCACAGGCCGCGCACCGCTGGCTCGACCGCCAGGGCGTGCGTGTTCGGTCGATCTCCCCCATCAACCGCGCCACGCGCCGCACGCGAGGAATCCCCGCATGAGCCGTTCTGTTGTGATCTACGGGCCGCATCTGTGCGGCAAAAACGCCAACGCGCAGGAGCTGCGCGAACACTTCGGCCTGCAGGCCGTGATTGAGGACTGGGATGGACACAGCAGCTATCCGCTGGATAACACGCTCGTACTGACCGAGAACCCCGACGCCGTCGCCGACAGCTCGTCCAAAGTGATGCATCACGGCTGGGCTATGCGCGAACTGATCGCGGAGTCCCGAGCATGAGCGCGCGCCCGCAGCAGACCGGCCGTGCCGCCGAAGTGCGCAACGTCCTCGCCATGTTCCCGCAGGGCGCCACGGTCGAGCAGATCAAGACCGCTGGCCGCATCAACAGCACGCACCAGGCTATCGGCTACACGCTGAAGGGGTTGGCGCGCAGCGGTCAGGCCATATGCCACCGCTCGGGCGTGCGCGGGATCTGGCGCCTCTCCAGCCACACGCAACATGCAATCGCCCCGCTGCGCGCGGCACCTGCCAGGGTGCAGCCGGCCAGCACGCCAGGTCCGCTTACAGGCGTCAGTGACGCGGCGACCACGATCCGACACCGGCAACTGGACCGGCAGCAGCTGGCCGACGACCTGGACGCCTTCCTCGCAGCGGGTGGGCGCATCGAGGTGTTGGGACATACGCCACTTCGCCCGCTGATGAGCCGGTACGCGGCCAACCACGGCAGCTATGTGGAGCGCATGGCAGCCCATGACATCGACTGAGGCAACCATGAGAAGCGAATTGCACGCAGCGACCGTCACTGAACCCGGCAGGCCCGGCAGCACCTACTCCGATGGCCCTGCATGGCATGCGTTCGGACTGAGCCGCGCCGCCTATCACGTTGTGCCACGCCGCACGCTGCAGTCGATGCCGGTCGAATGGCAGGCGCGCTTTGTCGCGCTGATGGTGGAGGCACGCGCAATGCTGCCGGATGAGGCGTTCCCTGAGTACCAGGTGATCCGTATCGAGGGTGGCAAGTTCGCCCACGACCCCAATCGGCGCTATCGCCACGCCGTGCCCTTCCCCCTTCGCTCTGCTGGCGCCGAGCAGGCCTCCACAGCACATGCGCTCGCTGGCGCTTTCGTCAACACCGACACCCAATTCAAGCAGGCCCGCCGATGACCGCGAACCTCACCAAGCTCCCCACGAACTGCCCCGTGCTGCGCGATGCATTCGATACGATCAGCGCGATCGCCGTCGAAGCTGTGTGGCTGCCGAACCAGGCGAAGGCCATCACGCTCCCCCAAGCCCAGACCGCACTGCGTGACCTGCATCACCGCCTGCCTCGCTTGCAGGATCTGCGCGTGTTCGAACCCGCCGTAACCGCCTATGTCTCGACTCTGCGCAGCAGCATGCAGGACGGCGACACGCCGCTCTGCGATACCACCCGAGCCCGGCTGGCGCAGGCGAACGAGCTGCTGGAGCTGGTCAGGAATCAGACCCGCACCGTGGTCGATCCAGCGGACCCATGGCGCGGCTTGTACCACCCCAGCCGTCTCCCACCGCGCAACGCTGGCGGCGAGATCCTGTGCCACCCGGACGTGCCGATGTGGGCTGACGGGTGCGAGGTATCGCTGCGACCGCTTTTCCTCGCGCAGGGCTTCGACCTGGTCGTCGTTGAGGGCGAGCTTTCTGAAGAAGGCATCGGATCTGGTGTCTACAGCGCCGCGCAGGAGCTGCACGACTGGAACCCAGCTGCGCCTGGCGAGGATTGGCGGCTTGCGTGGCTGGGAGAGACCGAGGACGGCCTTGCCGCGTGGTTTGTGCGACCACTGGCGATTGCCGCTATGACAGCAAGGGAGACGGCACATGGCTGACGGCTCCGGCGGTTTCCGCTTCCCCTTGCATGACCTGAAGTCACGGCTCCGCGCGGACGAGATCATCGTTGATCTGTTTGCCGGCGGAGGCGGTGCAAGCCACGCGATGGAGACAGCGCTGGCGCGAGCGGTGGACATTGCGATCAACCACAACCCCTGGGCTGTGGGACTGCACTCTGCCAATCACCCCTATACCCGCCATTTGTGCCAGGACGTGTGGGAAGCCGACCCGCGCGTCGAGTGCGGCGGCCGGCCTGTCGGCGCACTACATGCGAGCCCGGACTGCACGCACTTCAGCCAGGCCAAGGGCGGTCAGCCGCGCAGCCGAGCAACCCGCTCGCTGTCGTGGGTGGTACCGCGCTGGGCCGGCACTGTGCGTCCGCGCATCATCACGCTGGAGAACGTGAAGCAGATCCTGAAGTGGGGCCCGCTGATCGCCAAGCGGGATAAGGCCACCGGCCGCGTGATCAAGCTGGACGGCACAGTCGCCGCTGCCGGCGAGCGCGTGCCCTTGGACCAGCAGTTCCTGATCCCGGACAAGAAGCGCGAAGGCAGCACCTGGCGTCGCTTCGTCGCTGTGCTGCGGGCGCTCGGGTACCAGGTGGAGTGGCGTGTGCTGCGGGCCTGCGACTACGGCGCCGGGACCACGCGGGAGCGGCTCTACATGATCGCCCGGTGCGACGGTGAGGCCATCACCTGGCCCGAACCGACCCATGGACCAGCCCGCGCAGAGCCGCACGTGTCGGCGGCATCCAGCATCGACTGGTCCATTCCGTGTCCCAGCATCTTCGGCCGCAAGAAGCCCCTCGCGGCCGCGACCGAGGCCCGTATTGTCCGAGGCATCAAACGTTTTGTGCTGGACGCCGCCGAGCCGTTCATCGTCCACGCAACACACGGCGGAGAACGTCGGCCGCATGGCATCGACGAACCGATGCCGACCATCACCGCCGCCAACCGTGGCGAGATGATGATTGTGTCGCCCACCATCGTGCAGTGCGCGAATGCTTCCGCCAACGGCGTCGCTTGCGGAGGCGATCCGCTGGGCACCATCACGGCTTGGCCGCGCGGCGGCTCGCACGCGGTCGTGGCGCCGATGCTGGTGCAGGCCGCACACGGCGAAGGCAAGCCTGGAGGCGTGAAGCGCTGGGGTGCCGGGGTTCGGCCCGCCGACGAGCCTGCGGGCACCATCACAGCCAGCGGCAGCGGCGGCTATGCCCTCGCTGCAGCGTCCCTCGTCAAGTTCCGGGGCACCAGCGATGGTGCGGACGCCGGCCACCCGATGCCGACCATCACCAGCGGCGCTGGCGCGGCGCGTCCAGCCGGTGCCGCCCATGCCATGGGCGTCATGGCGGCGTTTCTGGAACAGGCCAACGGCGGGTTCTATCATGGCGCTGGCAGTGCCGCCTGTGACCCCATGCCGACCATCTGCGCCAACGGCAGTCACCAGCGCCTAGTGACCGCGCACGTGACCGCGATGGCGCAGAACGTCATCGGGTACGACCCTCATGATCCTCTGCCGACAGTGCTCGCTGGCGCACAGCGATTTGGCGTCGTGGAATGCACCCTAAGCCCGGAGCAGGAGGCTGGCGCGCTGCGCGTTGCCGCGTTCCTGATGCGCTACTACGGGACCGGCGGACAGCATGGCGAACTGGACGAGCCGCTGGCGACCATCACCACGAAGGACCGGCTGGCGCTGGTCACGGTGCATCTGAGCGGCGTGCCGTATTTGATCGTGGATATCGGGCTGCGCATGCTCAAGCCGCACGAGCTGTTCCGCGCCCAGGGGTTCCCGGCCAGCTACATCATCGATCGCACGCAGGACGGTCGACAGGTCAGCAACAGCCGCGCCGTTGCCATGGTTGGCAACAGCGTGAGCCCGCCGCCGCTTTGCGCAATTCTGAACGCGAATATTCGTTCGACCGCAACCCCCATTCTCGTAGACGGCCAGGAGAGATGCGGAAGGACTGCCAGCAAGGCCGGATCGAAGTCCGGCGACAAGATGCACGGGAGTGTTGCTGATGTGCAATGACGCGAACGAATCGCCCCTAGGAGGGCTCTATCGTGTGATCAAGGCTGGGCGGATTGTGCGTTCGGAATCTGATCGATTCATCGGATGCACGCACATTTGCATCTTTGACTCCAACGTCAACGAAGTTCGTCAGATCCTCGAAATCCGTCTTAGCCCACGTGCAAAGTTCCTTCCTGAATTCATTGAGCTCCTTTGCGCAGCTAACGTAGTACACGCGATCTCCTTCCATGCGAACCATCTCGGATGGACGCGTTTTCTCGAGTTTCCAAAGAGATCGCTCGAACGCTCTCAGAAGAGCAACGCACTTCGCCAATCGCTTCTCCAGTTCGCTAGTAATGCTGTGCACGTGTGGAATCAGAGGACTAACACTGTCTGCCGATATCTGAGCTATGAGTTTCCTAACTTCTTTGTGCTGCCAATGGTCAACGAGGTCATTGGACAACTCGATGACCTTGGCAGCAACAAGGAGCCGGTGCTCCATAAGCGCCAGCTCACCCGCCGAAATTTTCGCGACCATCTTGGCATGCCGCTTACGATGACAGCGATCTCGAATTACTGGCGCCACCCCAACGCCAAGAGCTACCACAGCAGCAAGCCCTGTTGTTACCGCCGCCCAATCTACAAAGCATGTGGAGCTCAGAGGCGAACACCGAATCAAACCGTCCCAAACACTCATTCACTCCCTCCCCTTTTGATTGAGCGGCATTCTGCCACGCACATGTGCGTTCTGGAGGCGATTTGTGGGTCAACCATCTAGAACGCACATGCTGGACAAGCCAGATGACACCCTTGGCTTAGAGGATGCCGCCAGAATGCTACGGCTCGGGCTAGAGGCAATGAAAGACCTGGTGGACAAGGGCGAAGTGCCGGCAGTGCGCTTGAATCAGAAGCACACGGTCATGCTGCGCGAGGACCTGATCGAGTTCCTACGCTCGGAAGGGCGCAGGCAGGCCGCCGAACGAAGAAAGTCGATGATCGGAAACCGACCTGCAGCCAACACGCCTGAGTCACGGCCGACTAGACGTGCAAGCCAGTCGCGTCGCACAAAGCTGCCCGATCTGCGCGCCTACGAGCAGGCCGATCACCAGAGCTGATCGGCCAAATCGGAAGCGCGGAGGTTGGCGTACCGCTTTAGCTGGCGCGGATCGCGATGCCCAGTGATGCTCGCGATCTTGATGTCTGTCAGCGTGGTCTTTTCGTACAGTCGGCTCGTCGCTTCGTGACGTAGATCGTGGAAGCCTAGATCCGCGCATCCGGCCGCGACGAAGATGCGCTCGAACTGGCGCGACAGCTTGCTCGATACACGCCGCAGGGCCAGCGGGGTACGCTCGCCAGCCCAGAACGGGAACAGCCGGCCTTCGTAATCACTCTCATACGCGGCGAGCTTAGCCAGCAGTACCGAGGTCATGGGTACCTGGCGCTTGCTCCCATTCTTTGTCTTGTCCAAGAAGATCGTGCGCCGCGCCACATCGAGCTGACTGCGCTCCAGCGTGTAGATCTCCCGCATGCGCATGGCCGTTTCCAGCGCCATGTCGAACATCAGAATCAACGCCTCCCGCTGCGGCAGATCGAGCGGCCGCTGCCGCCCCGGCGGCTTTGCGCCGGCTAGGATCTCGCGGATGCGTTCCTCCTCACCAGGCTCCAGACGGCGATCACGCTCCTGGTCAGTTTTCGCTTCACCGTCGATGCGCTTCACAGCTACCTTGTCGTCGGCCGTGTACGTCGAATAGCCCCGTGGCAGAAGCCGCAGTGGATTCATTGGCAGCGCGCCGTGCGCAGCCAGCCAGTCCAGGGCGCGCGACAGGGCCCCCACGTAGTGCCGGATGGTCGAAGGCGCGAGGTTCTGCTCACGCTTCATGGCGGTGACCCACTCGGTCGCCCACGTAAAAGTCAGCTGCGGCAAGGTAATGCCGATTGGCAGCCGCGAGAGCAGGACGGGCAGCAGCTGCTCGTCATCGACCGAGATATGCTGCGCGCTCCGATACTCGCTGACCTGGCTGCGTAGATCCTTCGCTGCTGCCTTGGTGTTGGCCAGCTCCTCCGGCACCACCCCACGGTCGAGCAGCGCTTCGAGGCGGCGCACGTACTCGTCGCCCTCCGCCTCCGAGGCGAAGCTCAGATAGACAGGCTGGGGCAGCAGCCCCGCCCGCTTGATCGTGTACTGCCAGGAGTCGCCCCGGCGTCGCTTGGTTGCCAT